TATATCGATGTTACTATAAATAATGTAAATTCAGATACAAAGACATTCTATCCAAAACATTATATAGGTCCCATACCAGTTATGAAGATGTCGGATATTTGTAACGTCAAGCAGATAGAAGACGATAAATTTGAATTAGGAAAGAGATACGAGTGTCTATATGATCAAGGTGGATACTTTATAGTCGATGGAGGAGAGGGTAAATATATCGTTCCCCAAGAGAGAACCGTGTATAACAGGGTGTGCGTATATCCCAATAGAAAATCTATACCAAAATACGAATACTACTCTGATCTGAGAAGTTGCAACAAGAATGGTTTTCATTCAACATCAGTCATAGCTGGATATATGAGGGATAGGATATCTGTGGTCATACAATGGATAGACAAATCGAATGATATACCGTTGGTAATCATATTTTGTGCGTTGGGTGTAAAGACCTATGATGAGATCATAAGGATGATCTTTAATGATTATTATTTTGATGATAGTGTCGATTACGATCTGATGAAAGATAAAAAGTTTTTAAAAGAGTATGAGAAAGAGTTGGATATATTAAAGAATAATTTTGATGTGAGGATGATGAGTCAGACCGAAGCATTATTATTTATAGGTAGGAGTGGAAAGAAACGTATGGATAAGAAAGATATGGATGATGACGAGATAAACATTGATGTAGATAACGAAGAGAAAGAGGTAGAGGTAGAGGTCGAGATTGAAGATGAAGAGGAGGATATAGGTACTGAAAGTGCTGAAAAAAACGAAGGTGATGAAGAAGAGATTGAGGAAGACGAAGATGGTAATATTTATCACGAGATAAAGGCAGATACATATTCACAGAAGGATCTCAAAAAGATGAATGTTCAAGATATACCAACATTAGACAAGAAAGATATGGATTTTTACAACTACGCCCTTTATATTATGAAGAGTGAATTTTTACCACATATGGGAAATTCTTTTGAGAAGAAGGCTCACTTTTTTGCGTATATGGTCAAACGTATCATATTTACTGTAACAAAAAAAAATAAGGTTGACGATAGAGATCATTATTCTAACAAGCGTCTCGCAAATGTTGGGTTGTTGCTCATAACACAATTCTACAATACCATCAGAAAGATGATATCTGATATGATAAAGAATGCAAAAAATTCTTCCAAGACCAACAAAAAGATCGATCTAATCTCTTATATCACGGATGGTTTTGTAAAGAAATTTATGAGTAGTTGTTTAAAGAAGAGCTCTTTTTTGAATATAAAGGGAGCAGGGACACAATCCATATCTAGAAGTCTGGAACGTCACAATTACATAGGAGGTTTATCAGGTCTAAGAAAGACATGCGTTCCCATGGATAAGAATATGGACAAGATTATTAAACCTAGGTTTGTTCATGGTATATCTAGAAACAGGATATGTCCATGGGAGACCCCAGAGGGTAAGGGTACTGGTATGTTAAAAAATATGGCGTTACCAATGTTGCCAACTGTAGGATATTCTGCCGTCGAACTATATCCCATAGTGTATAAAATTTTAAAACAAATCTATTGTTCAAACAAGGACTACAAACAACATAAAGAGGTCATGAGAGATGCACGTAGTGAAAAGATATTAAAATACGCAAAGTTGTCATACAAGAGAAAGATCTACAACATCCAAAAAAAGTACGACGTTAAATTTAAAAAGATCACTACCACAATATTATTCATCTATGGAAAACACATGTGTCTTATACCCAGACCGGAGCTCTTTGTTGCAAAACTCATCGAACTCAGACGAAAAAATTTCATAAATTATGAGACGTCGTGTTCCTATGTAGCTCACAAGAACGTTGTCGAGATACATACCGACGGTGGAAGAACCATAAGACCCGTCATGGTATTGTATGATGGAAAACCAAAACTTACAAAGACAGACATCCTCGATCTATACAATAAGACAAAGAGTTGGAATGATCTATTAGAGAATGGTGTGATAGAATACCTTGATAGTGAGGAGGAAGAATCAATGTTATTAAGATCTTATCCTGAAGATTGTTATACTGAGGGTACCGATGCCGAGAGCAGTAAACAGTATACACATTGCGAACTTCATCCATCGTTGATGGTTGGGGTTGGTGGGTCGACGATACCCTTTCCTGATCATAATCAATCCCCTAGAAATACATATCAATGTTCTATGGCAAAACAGGCCATAGGAACACCCTCGGTAAATTGGAGGTACATACAACATGGATCACATCATATCATGAGATATCCCATGAAGCCCATGTGTATAACCAGGAATGGTTACATATCAAAATTTCACAAACTCCCATCTGGACAACCTGCTATGACCTCAATTACACCCTTTGAATTTAATCAAGAGGATGCAGTAGAGATCAATCTTGACTCTATGGATCGTGGATTCATGACCATAGACAAGGTCATATCTTATAGCGCCGTCTTTAAGAATGAAGATCCAGGGATACCATCTCCCGATGTATGTGTTAATATTAGGGGTAAGACCGATAAGCTAGATATAGATGGTCTGGTTGCCGTGGGTGATATTATAATAAATGGGGATACCATCATAGGGAAATTGTTACCGTTATCAGAGGTAGAGATGAAGGATGATGAGAGAAGCAAGAGATACAAAGACACTAGTATTTTATATGAAGAGAAGACACAGGGTGTGGTTGATACTGTTCAGGTAGGTTCCAATATAGATGGTCATAGATTTGTCACTGTCACTATAATACAAAAAAGGATGCCTATTGTTGGTGATAAATTTGCGGCTATGCCAGGTCAGAAAGGTATCATGGGTATGGGTTGGAAGAGTATAGATCTACCATTCGACCGAACCGGTAAATCACCAGATCTACTGTTAAACTCTCTCGCATTTCCAAGTAGAATGACCATAGGAACGTTGATCGAGGGTCTCATGGGGTGTATCATATCAAATACCTCATCCCTATACAAGGTCACTATGAGTGATCTTTTCTCTCCTCTGGGTATGGGAGATTGTACACCATTCATATCAAAGACGGGTGTAGATATCGAGGCATTAAATAAAGAGATGAGAAAGTATGGTAATATAAATTATGGTGACACACAACTCACCGATGGAATGACAGGGTTACCAATGTTGACGTTAACGTTCATGTGTCCCATATACTACCAACGTCTCAAACATATGGTAGACGACAAGTATCACGCTCGTGGAAAGGGTGGTAGGTCAACTTTATTCCATCAACCCAGAGATGGAAGAAAACAATCGGGTGGTCATAGAATAGGTCTGTTAGAGAGAGATTCCATGTTCTCTCAAGGATGTACCAACCTTATAAGAGATAGATTGATGGAACAATCTGATGAGTTCAAATGTTTCTTTTGCGATATCTGTGGTCTGATGTCAAAGACCATCTCAAAGGATGGGAAACTAACAAGTTATTGTGATATATGTCAGACAAACAAATGTTCTCTGGTAAAATTACCCTATGCGACAAAGACCGTCATCCAAGAGTTGATGGCACTAAATATTGTTCCTAGAACGTTGACATCAAAATATTAACTATACACTAACGATGATAAGTTTAAATTTTTTAAATAATATATTGTCAATATATTTTAATAATCTCTTTTTTAATGTTTGTAAAATTTACTAATGGTTTGCAAAATCTCAGATAACCCTACATCATCTACTTCATTCTCAAATCTAATAGATTTAAATTTGTCTGCACCTCTCTTATATCTTATATTATTACCATGTCTCTCTATGACCAACATCCCTTTGTCGTCTATCTTTGAAAATTCACTCATAAAATATTCACCGCTCCTCGGAAATTAAAATATATATAAATTTAAAAAATTTATAACATACACATATCATTTTACGAATTGTGATGCAATATCAACTAATATTATTTTACAACATTTACCCAATAAAACTAACCTTGAATCTTATATCAATAATTTTATAAAAATTATTAAAATTGCAAAATTATAAAAAAACAGACGACGTTGACAAAATCAAGTTTACAAAATTGAATTTTATATCTTTTATAATGAATTATAATAGTTCTATGACAACATGACCTTTACACCTTTTTGGAGACCTCATTCTAATGAGATCTCTAAAAACTTGTTCCTCCCTAAAAAAGGGGGACTTGTAAAGTTAAAGTTGTCTCATGTAAAAAGAAATAGATGTATCAACACTAGAGAGACGTATATCTTTAATAAAAAAATTAAAAAATATAGGTTACAAAAAATCAAAGATTCTTGGTTGAATAATAGGGTGCAGAGAGCAAAGAATTTCAAGAATCTTCCAAAGAACAGAGATTATCTTTATAACAAGCTCAAAGATATTAAAGCAGAAAAAATAAATATACCCAAAGTTAAGGCGAGAAAGGTTAGGATATTCCCTACTGGAGAGGATAGAGTTAAATTGAGAAAGTGGTTCGGTTGTTACAGGTACGTTTATAACCACGCCTTAGAGCAATTAAATAAGGAGTGGGAAGAGGAAAAGATCTTAAGAAAGATCGATTATGATAACGGTGTCAACAATTCAGAGGAGAGATATGAGAATGATTGGCAGATAAAAGAGAGATTAAGAACGATGTTTGTTAATAAAGAAGCATATGAGGGAAAAGGCATGGAATGGATGAAGATATTACCTCCTGATACCAGGGATTATGCTGTCACAGAATTGATGCAAAATCGAAGAACTAACCTTAATAAAAAGAAAAAATTTAAATTACGTCCCAAGAAAAAAGATAGATGTTCCATCAGTATCCCTATCAGAGAACGTCAATTTAATCAAAAGAGGGATAAGGCAACTTATAAATTTTTAAGGTTTATCAAGAGAACAAAGCGCAAGATTCATCCCAAGATATTTGACAAGAGAATCAACAAGACAAATATCCCAGATTTTGAAAAGACGTTGAAGGTACAACTCGACAAATATGGACATTACTACCTTATCTTTAGTGTGAGTGTAAAAGAGGACGATAACAAAGTCCCAAAACGCATAATCTCTATCGATCCAGGTATACGAACATTTTTAACGGGTTATACAAACGACGGATACATCTATCATCTAGGTGAGAACAACGTGGAAAGATTGGCTTCGCTAAACACGAGACGTAATAGGGTTCAATCTTTGTTGGATAAGAGGAACAAGAAGAATCATGGTGTTATCAAGGCAAAGCAACGTTGTCATCTACGCAAAAGGTACAAGAAGATTGGTAGCAAGATCTTTCATCTAGTAGAGGACGTTCACAAGAAGCTATCGACGTGGTTGTTAAGGAACTTTGAATACATCATTCTTCCTAAATTGGATACTAATAAATTATGTAGATCAAGAAAGCTCTCAAAGAAGCAGAAGAACAATATAAAGTCTTGGAGACATTGTTCCTTTATAGATAGGTTAAAGTTTAAACTTAGTGAATATCCAGAAAGAAAGTTGATCATCCCAACGGAGGAGTATACATCAAAGACATGCACAAATTGTGGTGCGATAAATGAGCATTTAGGAAGGAGCAAACTCTTCAAATGTCCAAATGTTAAATGTAATGTTCATATAGATAGAGACAGTAATGGTGCTCGTAACATACTTTTAAAGTTGTTGACAGAGCATAATATAAGGGCCTCGTAACTATGTTATTGAGGTGGCTATCCTATGGCCGAGAGTGTATACACTTTCAAATAGTATTTCATAACAATTTTAAAGGTAGTTTATGTTTTACATAAATTACATAATTTTGGAAATCTCATATGGCGCGCTCATGATATAATTTTAATCTACATTCACATTCACATTCGTTGTGCGAAGGATATTTTAACAAAACATAGATTCCTGACATTTGGTGACAATTGTTTAATTTAGTGGTCTTATATTGCGAAAAAGACAATTTTGGTTCAACATATTCTTCGTAAGGTTGAATGCATTTGTATAAAAAATTCTTTCTTGTACGAGTATGAAATATGATACTAATCTCTCCACAATCTTTATTCATCAAACAAATAATATAATATGATAAACATCTACGTCTATCATACAAATCTTTATAATATGAAGACATTGCTCCATCTTTGTATTCTGTTAAAATATCTCTAAAATCTTTGTTCTTAAAAAAAGTACGATGATCAATATGCATCCTTTTAATCGATATGATTTGGTAAAATATTTGTTGCATAATTTATATTTATATATAACAATGTTATATAATTTAGATTATATAATATAAATTTTATATCATACATTTCTCAATATCTTTATAAATGTATTGAAACTCGCATCACTAAAACTATGAACATATCGAAACTTACCATCTTTGATTATGCAAATAATATCATTATCGTCTCTTGTACTCCTTAAATATCTATCTTTAGAATCTTCATTTAGATTATTAGAATCTGTATTTGGATTATTAGATAGTTCAAATGTACTATGCTCATGATAATCATAACAATATTTTAATCTTTTCTCATATTCATTCAGATAATGATGCGGATATTTTAACGATACGTGGATACCTATCACCCAACATGTTGTTTTAAAATTTACTCCGCATCTCGGAAATTACAATATATATAAATTTTTTAATTTATAACATACACATATTATAAATCAATCATTATCTGAACACCAACTAATATTATTTTACAATATTTATTCAATAAAACTTACCTTTAATCTTATATTAATAATTATCGTAAAAATTATTAAAATTGCAAATATTTATAGAAAAAACAACTGACGTCAATAAAACGCATTTTTATAAAATTGAATTTTATATCTTTTATAATAGATTATAATACAGAGGGTACCGATGACAACATGACTTTACAACCTTTTTGGAGACCCAATTCTAACGAGATCTCTAAAAACTTGTTCCTCCCTAAAAAAGAGGAACTTGTAGAGTTTAACTTGCCTCATGAAAAAAATAATAGATGTATCAATAATCGAGAGACATACATCTTTAATAAAAAGATTAAAAAATATAGGTTACAAAAGATCAAAGATTCTTGGTTGAACGTTAGAGTACAAAGAGCAAAGGATTTAGAGACACTTCCAAACAACAAAGATTATCTTTATAACAAGCTCAAAGATATAAGAGTTGAAGATGTAAATATACCCAAATGTAAGGCCACAAAGGTAAGATTATTTCCTAACAAGGAACAATTTGTTAAATTAAGAAGATGGTTTGGTTGTTATAGACGTGTATATAATGATTCTTTGGGACAAATTAATAAAGAGAGAGAAGAAAGACAAAAAAACAACATTAAAGATACTGAGAAGGATGGGAAATTAAAAAATAGATTAAGACAGCTATTTGGTAGAAATTCAGCATATAAAGATAAACCTTGGATGATATTACCATCTGACACTAGATATTTTGCTATAGACGAATTGATACAAAACCGAAGAACTAATCTTAATAAGGGAGGTATATTTACATTACATTTTAAAGAGAAAGATCGAGGTTCTATTAGTATTCCTATTAGAGAGGATCAATTTAAACAAAAAGGTGGCAAGTACAAATTTCTTAAAGAGATTAGAAGAACAAAACGCAAAATCTATCCCAAGATCATAGACAAGAGAATCAACAAGACAAACATCCCAGAATTTGATCAACAATTAGAGTTGCAACGTGACCGGTTTGGACACTATTACTTAATCTTTAAGGTGAATGTAAAACGGGACGAAGACAAAGTCCCGGAACGAATCATCTCTATCGATCCAGGAGTAAGAACATTTTTAACGGGTTACACCAACGATGGATACATCTATCATCTGGGTGAAAACAATGTGGCAAGGTTATCATCTCTAAATACAAGACGTAATAGGGTTCAATCTTTGTTGAATAAGAGAAAGAAGGAGAATCAAGGTGTTATAAAGGCAAAGCAACGTTGTCATCTGCGTCAAAAGTATAAAAAGATAGGTAGCAAGATCTTTCACCTAGTAGAGGATGCTCATAAGAAGATGTCGACGTGGTTGTTAAGAAACTTTGAATACATCATTCTTCCTAAATTGGACACCAATAAACTTTGTAGATCAAAGAAACTCTCAAAGAAGCAGAAGAACAATATAAAGTCTTGGAGACATTGTTCTTTTATAGACAGGTTAAAGTTTAAGCTGAGTGAATTTCCAAATAGAAAGTTGATCATCCCAACAGAGGAGTACACGTCAAAGACATGCACAAATTGTGGTGTAATAACTAACCCAAAGAGAAGCAAATTGTTTAAATGTTCGAACATTAATTGTAATGTTCATATAGATAGAGACAGTAATGGTGCTCGCAATATACTTTTAAAGTTGTTGACAGAGCATGAACTAAGGGCCTCGTAACATTGTTATTGAGGTGGCTATCCTATGGCCTATAGTTTTCTTAACAATTTTAATGGTAGTTTATGTTTTACATAAATTACATAATTTTGGAAAACTCATGTGGCGCCATTCACATCATCGTAAAATTCGTTATATGCTCTTATAGATCTATACAGGAATCTCTCTTTTATGTGATCATTATATGATACACTCTTTTCTCCACAATCTCTGTCTAGTATACACAAGATATAATAGACTATAGATCTATGTCTATCGTACAGACTATTATAATATGCCAACGTCTCTTTGTTACGATCGTCTATCTTCATAATATCATAAAACGTCTTGTTCTTAAAAAATCCATAATGATTTGGATACGATCTTCTTAGTGTTATAGTCGTATCAAAAATTTGTTGCATCATATACGATATAATAAAATATGATTTATACTTGAATACGTCTTGTAGATTAAAAATTGATTTTAATATTCTTTATATTAAAATATTTGCAAAAATTACACATTACAAGAAATAAAAAACAACACAATCTACAAAACTACACAATCTACAAAACTACACAATCTTGATAATCTAACATTTTAATATGACGTCTAACGAAATGACATTCGATGATCTTTGCAAATACATTGGTAAAGATCCATCAACGATAGTAAAAAATACACCAAAGATATCGTTTGATGAGGCGTCAAAGATTTTGGATAGAGATGAGGTGAAAAAATATAGAGATGATAACGATACTGGGTATTGTTTTTTTGATGGAGAGAAAAATGCATGGGGTGTCAAAATATTGTCAACGATATCGGATTATCAAGAATTCACCATCGATGGTGTTGACGTCTATGTCTATAGATGCGTAGATATGAATGATGAAGGTTATGATGAAAATTATGATGAATGAATAAATTTTAAAACGAGTTTTAAAATTATCATCTTCGTATCTTAAAATATAGAGGGTATATACCTCCACTTTGGATATCTGTTATGTGGAGTGGGTGGATACTTTGCCTTAAAGATCTCTATGAGTGACATCCAATCATTTTCATAATTTATATAGTTTTTCAACATACAAAAATCATCGGGGTTACATGGGTAATCGAGGAGCTGTAACGATTTATACAATTTAAAGTAGACGTTCATGCTACTAGATTTGTCCGATGATTCTATATTTGGATACTCAATCTCAATAAGGTTAAAGATTATCAACAGATCGTTACGGTATTGTGAGATGTTTGGTGGAGGATGAGGTGTTATGATGTGATGTATCAAATTTATATCGTTGTAGTAATCTGATAGGTTGTTGTCTTTCAAGAACGTATAGATATTCTCTTTCTTTAAATCTACCTCTTTGATCTTGTTAAAGACCATCTCCTCTTTTATAACATCTATAGCGCTCTCTGGTATAGTATTGTTTTGTTTGCATTCAAAATTATTCATTGCGTCTTCGTAATGTTTCTTTGACATGTACATATATTTTGAAGAGACGTTGATACGTTCCTTATCTTTATAGGTGATGTTATCGTCGATCAAAAATATAGTGTTGTGACATCTATCGCACTCTCTTCTGGTATTGTCATCTTTTTGACTAAACGATGTTGCATTACAATTCTCACAATAAACTATATTCTTCTTTGAATTTACAGCTGTAAAATTAATCTCTATAAATTCTTGACATATAGACATGTAAGAGATTATGAGAGATTGTTTCTTTATGGAATCGTCGATATGTTTGTCGCTGTTCTTTGTCGAACTAAAGAATGATGTCTTATTAATCTTTTTGTAATCCTCTATTATACTTGCCGTCTTTAATGTATAGTATATATAAGAGCTCATACTAGTTATATCGTTGATCGCGTTCCTCAACATACAGATATACTTTAACGATGATATCTTATCATTGACCTCTGATGAATTTTCATAGATCCATATGTGATCTTTTAGGGTATTCTCATATACCTCTAAAAATTCAAAATCTAACATCAACATGGATTTTATATAATTGTCTATCATAACGATATCATACGTATCATTGAATAGATAATTCCCATCTATCGATCTTTTTGAGTTGTAAGATGATGAACTCTTCATATCCTTCTTCTTGTTATTCTTCGTCACCGATGAATCATTCTTGAATATGGAGACGTTGATATTATTATCTGAACTATTATCTATCGCAGATTTTGGTGCCAACTCTCCCATAAATGAGTTTTTCTTTTTCATTGCATCTTTTTTATCGTTATTTTTGTTATTTAAATAGGATTTAGCATTATTATTTGTGGTCGGTGTCTTTATGAATGTATTTGTGGATCTATTAGTAGACCCTCCCTTTAAAAAAGTGGTGGGTTTTTTGTTGTTGGAATCTTTGGGTAGATTAAGAAATGATACTTTTTTTTTATCGTTGGTCTTTAAAAAAGAGTTTTTTGTCGTCATTACAACATCTCTATCCTTTCCCGTTACCCCATCTTTGTTGGAGGTGCTAGTCTCATTTTCAAATACATCTGATCTATAGGTATCTTTCATATCACTTACATACAAATTACCCCCAATATTTTTATAGGTTATATTTTTATGGTGATATATGGTCACTCTATATAATTTTATCCACACTATATTAGTTATATATGATATATCTACTAAGTGTATAGTGAAACTATTTTTATAAAATTTTTTTGTGTAGATGTAAAATTTAAATAGTGATACAAATTTTTAAAAATTTGTATGTAAAGTCGTTGTGACCTTTGTTTTTTGTCATCGTCATATGGTAGTTTATCTAAAAACATTTTATGATTTCGTGATGACGTTATTATAAATTTTAGTATGACGACCCTATTGTAACGGCGACGTGTTACGAAAAAATAAAAATTTATAAAAGATAAAAAGATATAAAAACGTATAATACATATATGTATATAATATATATATCTTAATAGATCCTTAATATTACGGGTACATTGATATCATAATCATAAGGTCATCTATCTTAATTTACTAACGTTGTCTTTTTACAAAAAAATAAATTATTAATAACTATAAAGATTGATTGTAAGATTACTGATACATCATAGATTACCGATAGTTTTACATAATGTTGGCAACTTTTTTGAAGGAGAGGGTGGTCAATAAGGGAGAGCCCTTTACCGTCTCCTCTAGGGAACCAGCAAAAGCCTATTTTGTTGACGATCATGATTACAAGAATTTTTTAAACTATTATCAATCTTCCATATCAAAGGGGATTATAACATTATTAAAAGCTAACAAGGTGCCAACCTTTATGGAGAAACCATCTGATCATTCTCCATATAGAGTTGATAATGATTTTAAATGCAAACTAGATGCGGGATTGGATAGACAATACGATGAAGAGTTGGTAAAAGAGGTTATTAAGGTTCATCAGGAACAAATACGAAAGATTATACATCCAGATGTATTTGAGGATAGACATCTTTTTTGTGTCTTATTAGAGAAGAGTACCCCTAGAGAAGATGAAGGTTTTATAAAGGATGGGTTTCATCTACATTTTCCGCACTTTTTATGTGATTCTTGGACTATGGATGATTACTTGCGAAGCAGAACGAGGGATGTTTTTTTGGATCAATCTACCTATGATAATATTAAATTTTTGGCAGAACCTGCAAATAAACGTAACATTAGCTCTGTCGACATAATCATAGATTCCTATATATCAAAGAAACCATGGCATATCTACGGTTCTGCAAAGAGTTCTAGATCTGAACCCTATCAAATCTCCAAGATATACGATAATGAACGTAATGAGATCGACCTTACAGATTGTTTTCCAGAGTACGCAGATAACGGTCTAGATATTTATAACAATATACCGTCGGCTCTGAGTGTTAGGGATAATGGAGTAAGAATAAGACTAAAGGAGGTTATAGAGAAAAAGAGAATGGAGGTCGTTCATAGAAAGAGAAAACCGGCCGTTATGAGAAAGAAGAATGATGAGGATATTATCCAAGATATAAAGTTGATACAGGATGGTGAGATTATGAAGATGTTGTCCGATGATAGAGCAGAGGATTTTAATAGTTGGATAGAGGTTGGATGGGTTCTATTTAATATAGGTGAGGGTTGCGACGAGGCGTTGGATATGTGGATAGATTTTTCTAAACGTTCAGAGAAATTTATAGATGGAGAGTGTGAGAGACATTGGGGTGGGATGAAATTATGTAACAAGGGTCTAGCCAGTCTGTTATATATGGCTCGTACAGATAATCCTCAGATGTTTGATCTATGGAAGGGACAGAACATCGATTATCTTATAGATTACTCTGTGGTAAAGAATCCCAAACCCAATGAATGCGATGTATCAAGGGTAGTATATGAGATGTATAAAAATAGATATGTGTGTGCCGATTCCAAACATAACATATGGTTTGAATTTCATTCTCATAGATGGCACACTATGGATGCGTCTATAAAATTAGGTATGAAATTCTGTAAAGAGGTCACCGCAAAATACTATGGATACATTGCAAAACTATCCGATACTTTGGCTAGAAATCTAACTATGGATGAGAGTGAGAGAAATCTATTGCAATCCAAAACAAAGAAGGCATTTGCTATCATTGATGCTCTAAAGACCAAATCTTTCCACGACAAACTATTATACTTTTGCAAGATGGAATTTAATAATCAAGAGTTTTTGGATAGGTTGGATATGGATCAAAATCTGTTTTGTTTTGAGAATGGTGTATA